CTATAAAATGACAGTAACTATCGTCATCATCATTTTTATATTTTTCATAATGTATTAAAGATGAATAATCGTTATTTTTTATTGCAGTTGTTAATGGCACTACTGTAGTATCTGACAATCCTATTAGATATAAATCTATAGATTTATTTGCACCCACAAAAAATTCAGATTTTGTGCCTGCATAAATTATTTTTGCAGAACTATTATCTTTAATAAACTGTATTATTTTTTCTGCTTCTTCATCTTCAGTCCACCACATTTCTTTAACTTTTAATATGTCACCATTGCCGTTAGTCTTTCCTTTGTCGGGATAATCATAAAATGTGCTACTAAAACCAACCCAAAGAGTATCGGGTCCTAGATGTTTTTTTAATACCTGTTTAATTTCTTCTGTACTAAAATTAATTATATAATCAAATACAAAGGTAGAATAACCGGCATCTTCTAATTCTGTGGCAACCCTGTACGGACCAACACTCCTTTGTGCTTTACTCCATACGTCATGATTAAACATACCTCCGGTTAATATAATACAATTTGCCATTTATTATGTATTCTTTATTCTTTTATATTCTAGTCTTAAATCTTTGAAACCATTGATCCACGTATTACGTTTTTCTATAAAGATTAACGGATCTTCCTCATCTACAGCAATTAGAATTACTAATTGTGGAACCGGAATCTTTGTCATTTCCTCAAAAGCAACAGCATACGCAGAACATTGCATAAAATAATCATGAATATTATCTCTTTGTTTTATTCGTTTGGATGTTTTAAAATCTATAACAGACATCCGACCGTTATATTCTGCGATACAGTCTACTGTACCAGCAACTTCTAAATGATCCGAATATAACGATTGTTCCACTGCATATATGTTATCTATATTATGTAGTATAGGTTTAAACTTATTCCACATCTCAATATCAAACATATCTGGGTTTACAGTCTCGTTTAATAGATATTTTTCAGCTAAAGAATGAATTCGGGTACCACGTCTTGCAGCGGTACTCGAAATTCTATTTGCTTCTGCTTCACCTACTCGCTTTCGCCATTCTATAATAGATTGTTTTTTAAGCAATCCTGTAACAGTAGTAACTGATGGATATTTGTTACCTGTCGGTGTTTGATAAACTCTAGTACCATCTTCATTTGTAACACGGTTGAGCTTAGGCAGCTCACATTCTATATGATTAAACATTAAATAAATTTAGTTAAGTCTGGAGGTGTCCATCCTTCTGGTTTTAAAATTTTGCCATCCTCTCTGCGGATAACCTTTTGTGTTTTAGGATCTAATTTTTTCATATTAGATCTTAATACTTCATTCCAAGCACCTTGGACATCATATCCTTTCATATGGCAATAACCTAGTGTAACCCAGATTAAGTCCATACAAGCATCAAGCTGCTCTACCTCATCGTTATCTTGATATGCTTCTAAAAATTCATTGTATTCCTCATTTATGAGTCTACGGTATAAAGAAGCATTCTCTTCACTAGGATTTTGATCGCATGCTGTTTGAAATACTTTTACATCTAAAGCCATATGCATGGTCATACTATTCCTTAAGCTAGAACTTCTACATTATGTTCGTAATGTTTTTTACGATCTTCAAGTCCTATTGTACCACCATTTATCTTTTTTGTCATTAGCAGAACATCCTTTTTATCCGCAACAGCGTTAAGTTTGTTCTTTTGCCAAAACCAACAAGCAGACTCAATAGCACCATCCATTGTTCCGCAGTATGTAATAGCATCTTCTAAAGATAGTCCAATAGAATTAGCGAATGCCTGGTAGTTTAGTTTACCTGTAAGTTGAATGGCCCCTCGGCCACGGTGTGCCCAGCCTTCGCCAGACTCCTCGGGTCCATTCCCCATACGATTAGCGTAAATTCTATTTGCAATCTTTTCAGGCTTACGCTCATACTGTTTTGCCAAGTCTTCGTTGGGGAAATACTTTTTAAATAATCCCAGTAAGCCCTTAGCGCCATAATTTAAATTTTCTTCAAGAACTGTAAAGTCCGCAGACTCATGACCACATTGTGCCAAAAATGCTGCGACTCTTTCTACAGTTGTAATCTCATACTTAGGTAATACCTTTTCTAATGATTCAAATAGATCGTGAATATGCTTGTTTCTTGATAAACATTTCTGTAATTTTTCTTCTGTGAAATCGAATTCAAAACTCATAGTTTCTCCTTATAGTTATTATCCCAGTTCGTACTGGGTTTCGTATTTTAGCCTTGCTAATATATATTCCTTTACTATAGCGGATCTAACTATATCGTCAACTCCAAATTCAAAGGTTTTGAAACTTGGCATCATATCGGCAATGGCCATGAACTTTTTCAGCCCCGACATATCGGTTTTCTTATATAAGTCTGTTTGTCTAAAATCGCCGCAGAATATAATCTTGGATTTTAGACCAACTCTAGTCATAATAGAGTTTAATTCCATGTCAGTCATGTTCTGACACTCGTCTACAATAATGATAGAGTTGCTTAAAGTAATACCTCGAACAAAAGATGTTATCATAAATTGAATAGCTTTTTGCTCATTCAATCTTTGGAATGCATCGGTTCGATCAAATAGATCCTTACAAATTTCTACGTATGGTTCGGTATATACTTCTGTCTTTTCTTTTTCGTCCCCAGGTAAATGTCCTATGTCTCTGCTAGGTACTGCTGACCTAACTATTACTACTCTTTGATACTGATTCTGTTTATTTAATACTTCCTCTAATGCGTGATATAATGCTATATAGGTTTTGCCTGTTCCGGCAACACCATGTAATAACATAACTTTTGCTTTATCGTATGCGTCAAAGAATCCTTTCTGGTTATCTGTTAATGGCTTAATTGTTTTCATATCATCTAGACATAATTTCAGTTTATTATTAGCTAATGTTAACTGAGGGGTTTGACTAGATTGTGCTTGAACATTTGTTCTTGTTTTTGCCATGAATTGTCCTCTTAGAATAGTAAGTGAGGAGGCAATCGCTATGTATTGACCTCCCGAGTTAAAGAAAGATAACGTATCATATATTAGCTTCTGCTCAATTTGCTTTTAAGGTCAGCTTGGCGCCCATTGTTCGCCCCAACCTTAGACAACACTTCTCGAAACCCATCATCAATAGTTCGTATGCCGAGACGAACAGGGTCGCCAAACGCAGGCATAGATGTATGATGGGATTCGTATTTGGTAGACTTGCAAGAAGGACACTCTTGCGATTCTCGTTTAGAGATAGAACACATAACTGAAAATATTTCATCGCAGTTAGAACATTTAAAATCATAAAAAGGCATTAATTAACTCCTGATACATTATATATTATAACTTGTTGTTAGTAATACCAAATAGGTACTTCTCGTTTTTTCCAGTTTGCTAGATGCTGTTTAGCGCCTATATAGTAGTTTTGATAAGAATTTATTGAGGATGATACAATATAGCACTCAGGCATAGCTGGGGTTGGTTCTGTAAATTCGCCTACGGGAATATTCATTGGCCACTCGAACAATGTTTCGAGTAAACCCACTTCTTCCACCTTATGAATTCTATCATATCGATAAGTATATTCTTTACATACGGCATTTAGTAATTGGGATAACCAAATATAATTTTTATGCGATTGTCTTACCCATATGGCAGACGGATGGTTGGCGTGGGTGGATTTGTATAGTTTATTATCTAGATATGATTCCAATTTCCATCGACGAATCTTTCTACCACTCGTTGTTAGTTCTGTAACCTCGTGTCCGTCAAGAACTCTATGCGCTGTAGAAAGTAATTGGGCATATTCAAGAATCATTTTAACAACATGCTTATCATTATGTTGTTTTGCACATTCTGTTGGATCATTGTGTAAGTAAAATATATTCATAATGTTTCTATGGATTTCAATATTTCTTGTATAGTATTTTTAGCTTTACTAGAAAAAACGCTAGACGATTTTGCTTCGACTAGCGCTTTTATAACTGTTAACGGTTCATACTCTTCTAAGGTTTTTTCGGTTACCTTTTCTGTGAGGTTGCCAAAGATATTTAAAGATATAACTGTCAAAAATATCTGCTCCTCTGTATAGAGAGGAATTTTGTAACCACGGTAATATGTTCGTCTCTCAGGAAACTTATAAATTTGTGCGGGCATAAGATAAACCTCATTCCCAAATATTTATAATTATTTAATAGATTTACTAGATTCTGCTTTATCTTTATCTTCACGCAATTCGATAAATACAGGAAGGAATAAACTCTCGACCCCAGATTTATCCTGTATACGAGCATTATACTTAACAGTTACGATTTTACCGATAACTTTTTTGGTATATTCATCTCGTTGTTCATCAGAATAACCTGATCCGACATTTACTCGAATTACACCGTCACTTGATTCGCAAACCAATGCTCCTAGGCGACCTTTATTTTTACCTGTACCTTCTTCCCAATCTACAATCTTAAGATCACATTCTAGTTCGCCCTTAAACTTAATCTGAGTCTTAGAACGCTTGTCCTCCCAAATACCATCTTTGGATTTTAGGATTGTACCTTCTTGACCTTCTGCTAGAAACTTCTCAAATATTTTCTGAGCAGTGAAAAGGTCACTAACTTCTTTATTCCAAACAAGATCAATGTAGTGACCTACTTGTCCTTTTTGACCTCGCATATCTGAGATAGCATTACTTAGTTTTGCCATCCTTACACTGTAAGGTTCTGTCTCAACACCTTCTGAGAATTTTTCAAATGTAATAGCATCCCAAAGAGTAGCCCTAACGCTATCTGCTTCTTGCTCGCTCATTGTACCTTTAATTGACTTAGATAAAATACCATTACCTGTTTGTCTATTAACTGGTTTACCTGCAGCATCTGCAACTAGCAACTCACCGTCGAATACCATATCCGTGCCATAGAATTTAGCCATACGAATAAAAGGTATATCAAACATTTTATTTGGAATAGTTAATTCCTTACCGTTGCGAGATCTATATTCTACTACTTCACCTTTGACGATTGCGTTGAATCGCATTCCGTCGAGTTTAAGCTGGACATATGCGGGGA